TATGAGAAGTGAGTCACCAAAAATAGAAAAGGTGGTATGTGATATGGGGTTTGATGTAGTTATGTATGACTATAAAGAGAACCACTATAAAATTATGAAAGATTCTGATATAAAATACTGGATTTTTACAGGTTCTCCTATGGATGTAAATAAAGATACTTCACCGCAATTAGATAAACGTATTTTAAGAATGGATGGTAAACGTGTTTTTTTAATCTGTTATTCCATGGAAAGTATTTTGGAACAACTTGGTTGTAAATTAGTGAAACGAGAACGTAATCGTAAAAAGATATTTTTAATGGACATTTTATATAGTAATTATTTAACAACAGGATTAAGTTCTCCTATTCGTGCATGGAGAAACCACGAAACCTTTATTCCTGTTCTAGGCTTGACTCCGAACATTAAACTTCAAATGAAATTTGAGGGCGAAGTTATGACGTGTTTTTATAAAAATTCAACCATGACTCAATGGCACCCGGAACATAGTGACGATGGTAAACGATTTTTATTGAATTGGTTGAATAGATAACCTATTAATTTTATTAAGGAGAACCCTATTATATTTTACTCAATATACGCATGTCAAATAATATTATTACATAATTCCAGTGTTTTGTGTGATATTATCTATTACCTTGTTTATTGTGGTTTCTCTTGGATGACTCGGTGTTAGATTACGTTGTATAGATATACATTTCATTGAAAAATCTGAGTCAGCGTCGTTGTATTCTTCAGCGTTGTTTTTCTTTTCTTGTACAAATCTTTCGAAGGTTCTTCTTGTTACTTCTTGAATTCCTTTCTTCAATATATCTTGAGAACCTTCTTTATCCCATACATCATTTTCTTTGATATACAATGTCTTACGTTTTTTATCAGTACAATGAATGGGTCTATTATTCGGTCCCAATCCTTTCAAACTATCGATAAATAACTTAGTAATACCTTTTATATACCCATTTTCTGCTTGGTTCTCTAAATCATTAAGTGAAACTTGTATCTGTTCTATAAATTCAGAAAAGTTAATGGCATCTTTACAGTCTTCGTTTAAAAATACTTGTAAATTGAATTGATTGTTACTATTGTTATTATTATTATTATTACCAATCTTTGGAATCATGTCTTTTATTATACCTATCATCTCATCACTCTTCTCTGTTTGTGATAAAATAAAATTCATTAATTCTTGACTTTTTTCCATTTGTTTCAAAAACAATGACTTATAATCTAGGTTCTCTTCATTCGATTCGATACATTGATCTATTATAATTTCATTTGTTTTCTCAACGATTCTACATTTTATACGATGTTTCCATAAACCAGAACGAGACGAATATTGTTTTCCACATTTACATACATTCAGTAAGTTTGTATCTGGATTTTTTTCGTTTCCATTGGTTTCCATTTTATGTTTATCATTCCCCAAATGTTTAATATAGTTACTTTCTTTACTGCATACAAACTGGCATTTTCTACAATAAAAAAAACCGTCGTTTTCATTAGGTGTTGCCCATTCCATTCGTTTCCTAACTAATGAAAATAATAAAAAGTTTCGAACGAAACGCATTACTTCAATAAAAACGTTATGCTAACAAAAAAACATCAAAGAAAAACACATTTAAAGCACCACGCTGTAAATCTACTTTTCGAAAAAAGTGCTGAAAAAGTAATTTTTATAACTTCGTAATAAATATGAAATTTTGACATTTATTTACAAATTTCATAAAATCAAAAGAGAATCCAAAACAGGTACTTATACGATTATTATATTATTTGTAATATCATTCATATTTTTATTTGTAGTCTCGTTATTGTGAGTATATATAATTTTTTCGTATGAATGTTAAATATTTATCAATTTGTTGGTTTGTGGCGTTTCCATTTGTTTCCATTTGATTCCATTTGATTCCATTTGATTCCATTTGTTTCCATTTGTTTCCATTTGATTCCATTTGTTTCCATTTGATTCCATTTGTTTCCTAAATAACGAAAACATCGAACTAAGACATAATTTCAATAAAAACGTTATGCTAACAAAAACATCAAAGAAAAACACATTTCAAAGCACTATGCAGTGAATCTAATTTCCTAAAAAAAGCACCGAAAAAGTAATTTTATAAATATGAAATTTGGACATTTATTTTTGTCCAAATTTCATAAAATCAAAAGAGAATCCAAAACAGGTTTTTATACGATTATTATAAAATCCCCATGTCATTCTAAATCTTCAAGGTTTACAAATCATACAAGGTTAATAATGTATAATAATAAAATTGAAATATAAAAATATGATATACTATAAACAAAGATGTCTATTGACCGCCTAGCAAAGAAAAACTCACATCCAAGGGATGCATTTATTAGTTTTGATGAAGGACCTCATATATATACAATTCGCGGTGATACATCTTACACATCTGTAACAACATGGAATCACACACATTTTCCGAAATTTGATGCCAATAAAATTATAAATAATATTCTAAGAAGTTCAAAGATGAAAGACCCTGGATATAAATATTATGGACAAACATGTACAGATATTTTAAAGATGTGGGATGATAATCGAGATTCTGCCGCAAACGCAGGAACACAAACACATTTGAACATCGAACAGTATTATAACGATATGGATGTGACAGATAATAGCGTCGAATACAAGTATTTCCAAAATTTCTTGAAAGCATACCCAAACTTGAAGGCATATCGAACAGAATGGTGTGTGTACCACGAAGAGATGAAATTATCGGGTTCAATAGACATGCTTTTCAAGGACGAAAATACAGGTGAATTCAAGATTTACGATTGGAAGCGTTCAAAGGGAATTGAATATGAAAACTACTTTGGAAAGACTGCAATTACACCATGTATTTCATATATGCCAGATACGAATTTCTGGCACTATTCACTACAATTGAATGTGTATAGGCGAATTTTGAAGGAAAAGTATGATGTTGATGTAACCGAACTGGCACTTGTTGTGCTTCATCCAGATAATTATAGTAAAGATTATGAAGTGGTGGAAGTACCGATATTAGACGAGGATTTGAATCGATTATGGGAATATAGAAAGGAGCAACTAAGTAAATAGATATGTATAAATAATAATAATATAAAATTATCAGTTTTAGATATAGTAAATGATAGTATATACAGTAAGTCATGCCCCATTATTGATATTATTTTTTTATTATATATATCGTCGTTATTACAGTGTTGTTTTGGAAATAGAAGAAATTATAGATCCAATAAAAGAATATATAAATAATAGTAAAGAAGAATTTTTAAAGACATATGATAACAGCGATACAAATATGAGTGAGAATATAGAACCTATATTCTATAATAAAAAAGATTATACGGCTTTTATGAAAACCGATAAGAATGAGATAGAGACATTATGGAAAACCCGGATATTACATGAAAATACTCCCAAAGGGTCTATCGTTATGTTTTATGATGCCTACAAACAAGCTTTTACATATTATACAGACCATACATCAATGCCCGTAACAATTTTGAACGCAGTAGCAATGAAATACGTTATGAGATTCAGTTGTAGAGATTTCTATCAAGACGAACAAACATTTAAAGTTAAAAAAGAAAATACAGATAATAAAAAACAAAAAAAGAACGAGGAAGATTATCCGGAAGATGAATTCATAGAAAATACATATATTTCTCCATTAATAAAGATACATAACGAAAAGGAAGAAACCACCGAAACAAAAAACTTGAAAACTTTATCGAATAATGCAGCGTTTGTAAGATTAAAGTCATACAACAACGCGAATTGTCATGATAATAATGAAAAGAATGTTCAAAATAAGAAACTACCACAAGATAAAAATGTAAACAAATTTGTATCACTCGGAAAAATGTATAATTGTCATACATTACAAAATAATAAACCGCAACTAAAACCCGACGAAAATACAAAATACGATGAAATGTTTAAACCATTGGTAATATCAAACGTTTCCTTTGAAGTTACTCCAGAAACAGATGTTATAAAAACGAATTTGTCTTATAAGGATTTTAAATTATCAAAACAAGACTAAGCGTGTTTTCTACTCCATTCAATGAATCCAATACTCTTCTCAATAGAGAATGATGACTGTAGCTGTGACTTAGCAATAACATATGCTTTTAATTCAATCGCAGTAAGCGATTCAATATATCTTCGAACCTTATCATCTATTTTATTTGAAGTTTCCATTGTAAATTATACAAATAATAACATTTATATAATTTAATTCAATTTTAGGTTTATGTTCTATATAAAAGTTAGTCTTATACTATATCTATAATATATGACATCACAACCAAATACATATTACTACTTGGAAGGATATTATTATACATATAACGCAAGTGGTGGTTATATTGGTGAGGAAGGGGCACCTGTGATTCGATACGATTTAAACGAGTTATTTAATAAGTACGATTTAACTGACGCAGTACAAGTTTTATACGATGTAAAAACATTTAATGCTAAAATCGGTCTAATAAAGGACGCATCGAATGTCAATATAATAGATACGTCATTTAATGATGCTTCTGATAATTTTCCATTAGATGAAATAAATATAAGCGTTGACGACTTTGTAAATGGAATGGAAGTAAATCAAGTTATTTCAGTCGGACGATTAAATACTTTATATGACGAATTTGCCGATTTTGTGCAACTATATTTTAGCGGTCCAACTGGATTTTCCACTTTATTTAGCGACACTAGTGATTATGTTATAAATGAAGGAGTTTTCGATGCGAGTGCCTTCCTCCATATAATTACAGAAAAACCAATAGACTCGACAGGTGCATACGTAAGCAGTATGACGGGAATAATAACAATTAATCACGTGAATGAATTATTGAAAACATCGTGTGTATTGAATGTCTTTGGGAATCGTGACCCAAGTAACAATCCACTGGTTGAAGAAGGTTTTTTATCAGGTGACTTAATTTTTATACCAAATGGATTACAAATAACATTAAATACACGCATAGATACAGAAAGTTTTCTTCCTCTTAATACACTAGTAGGTATAGAGAGA